CCAGCCCGCACCCATGCCACGCGGCATCGGAGCCCATGCAATCACCCGCGGCCGGTCGATCGGGCTGCCTGCGCCCGCATCACGCCAGCACTTGCGCTGCCGGTCATACCAGCCGATCCAGACCTCAACCGGGTGGTCGAGCTCCACCAGCACCGTCTCATCGTCTGCCGGCAAGTGCTGCCGCGCCTTGCGCCACAGAATGAGCTCCTGCATCACTGGCCTTGCCATGCTGCTCCTTCCAGAGTCGCATCATCACCGCCCGCAGCTGCTCCGCTGCACGCTCCCCGCGTACACGCTGCACCTCGAGCAGGTAGCGTCGCTTCGTCCACCGTTTCGATCTCGGGCCAACACTGTCGGGCAGCCGCATGGCCCAGGTCGCTTCGCAATAGAGCCGGTACTGCTCGCTGTGGTTGCCCACCTGGCGGCCGTCCGGCAGCGTCACCAGCTTCGCGTTGTCGTGCACGTTCCCGCAGCCCATGCATGCAAGTGCCGCATTGCCACCTTCGATGCCTTCCACCGTTCAAGATCCTCCACGCGCCGCCCTCGATCGGGTTGCGCTGCTGACAGTTACTGCACCACCGCGGCTCGTCGCTCACTCCAATACCTCATGCATGTAAACCTCGACGCCAGGCTCGGTCGAATAGGCCTTGCTGACCGTCAGCCTGGCGACCTGCTTGTCGTCGACGTAGGCGATGCCGTTGCAAGCGTCCAGGATGGCCTTGGCGACGTTGTCCAGGTCTGGCTTGCCCGGAGTCTCGCCGCCGTTCAATGCGGCCACCTGGCGCTTCACAGTCCAGCTGACAGGCACACCGACCCGGATGTTGATCCGCACCGCCATCGGGTGCTCTGACGGCCGCCAGGTGCCCATCGCTGACCTGCAGGCCTCGGCCACCAGGCGCTCCCATGCGACCGTCTTCGCCGGCGTGTACATCCGCGGCCGCCCGCCGATCGTGCTCACTCGAGGCCGGCCCTTGCCGACAGCCTGGCCCTCGACCGTGAAGTAGACCGCCAGGCTCACCGCCTGCCGCCCAGCATCCGGTCGATGCGGTCTCGCACGTCGCTGTACCGCGGCTGCAGGTGCTCCCGGATCAGCGCGTCGATCAAACTGGCCTTGCTGCGCCGCTGGTCTGTCGCTGCTCTGTCGAGTAGCTCATAGGTGGCGGGCCGCAGCCGCACCAGGAAAGCCTTGTTCTGTTCGCTCATGTTCCCCTCATCTGGAATCGCAACGATACCAGTGACTTGGGAACTGGACTAGCCTGAAGTCAAGAACTTGCGTTAGGGTTTCCCCTAATCTCTAAGCACCGATTGAGTGTTTGACAGGCCAAACAGACCTGCGTAGCATTCCGTTCATGCGCTACCGCAACGGTATCGCTCAACCACCGAGAAACAGGAGTTGAACCATGACGAATGAAGAGCAGCGACTCATCAAGGCCATCAAGGCCATCCCCGGTTGCCAGGTGTTCCCTGGCCGCAATGGCGGCGCAGTGACGGTTGCCATCACTCGCGCAAACGGAGTCAGCCAGCAGTCTGTATGGCTCGGTCGGACAAGCAGCATCGAGCGCCTTGAGCGCATTCTGTCTGATTCATTCCTCGACAAGACCATCGTCCACATGGGGGAGGTCTGGAAGGTGATCGGCGTTGGCGCTCAGCGCGACGGCAACACCTTCTGCCATCTGCTCAACCTGTACCGCGGCCGCAAGCAGAAGAACGGCTTCGTCGGTCACCAGATGGTTGACTGGGTCGACACCGCCGTGCTGCAAGCCGCACGCAAGGCCTGATCATGCGCACCGCTGCCTTCATCGCCCTGGCGGCCGGCTTCGGTGCCGCCGCCGCAACCGGCTCACCCTGGGCGCTGCTGCCCGTTCTGCTGCTCGCTCCGTTCGTCATTCGTTGATCCCAGAAAGAGGACGCCATGACCAAGTTCGTTGCTTACTTCCGCGTGTCCACCGAGCGCCAGGGCCAGTCCGGCCTTGGCCTCGAGGCCCAACAGGCTGCCGTCAAGCAGTACGCTGACAGCATCACCCACTCGTTCACCGAGATCGAGTCTGGCAAAGACAATGACCGCCCCCAGCTGGCCGCAGCCATCGCACTGTGCAAGCGCACAGGCGCCGCCCTGCTGATCGCCAAGATCGACCGCCTGTCCCGTCAGGCTGCGTTCCTGCTGACGCTCCGCGACTCTGGCGTTCAGATCGTCGCTGCCGACATGCCGCACGCCGGCACGCTCGAGTTTGGCATCCGCGCCGTCGTCGCCCAGCATGAGCGCGAGGAGATCGCCCGCCGCACCAAAGCCGCCCTGCAGGCCGCGAAAGCCCGTGGCGTGAAGCTCGGGTGCCCGACCCCCGAGATCGGCAGCGCCGCCGGCATTGCCGTCATCCAGGCCCGCGCCAGTGCCTACGCTACACGCCTGGCGCCGATCGTGGCCGACATCAAGCGTGCCGGCTGCACCACCCTCCGCGAGATCGCTGCAGCCCTTCAGGCCCGCGGCATCTCCACCCCCCGCGGCGGCACCAACTGGGCGCCGTCGCAAGTTCGCAACCTGCTGGAGGCCTGCAATGCGTGATAGCAAACCCCTGTCGAAGGTTCCCATCGGGAACAACTACCATCCCGAGCACCGCCCGAAACCAACCTGGGAGGAGCTCGAGATTCAATATTGGCTGCTCCGCAAACCCGGCAAGCGCCGTCTGTCTGACGGGTTCATCGCGGTTGTCTGCATCGTTGCCGTCGTGCTGCTGGGGCTCGCGCTATGAGCCTCGACGGTCGGACAATCAAAGAGACGCAGCTGGGCCTGTTCGAGGTGCAGCATGGTGAGTTGCTCGAGCGGTGTCGGGCAGCGGCTATCGTGTACGCACGCCGGCACGGTTTCGTCAGTATCAATGAAGTACGCGAGGCGGTCACCCTGCCGCCTGGCACTCACCCTAGCCTGCTGGGCGCGGTCTTCCGCACCCGACAGTTCCGCGCCATCGGCTACACCGAGGCGCTTCACCCCGCGGCTCACGCTCGAGTGATCCGCGTCTACGCCCTGAAGGAGACCTCCGATGGTCAGTAAAGTCACTCCGAATACGATGATGTCAGCCAGCCGGCTGCCGGCACTCATGGGTCTGTCGAAGTATCGCAGCCCCAACGATGAGCTCACCGCCACGATCAGCGCCCTGCGCGGCGAAGACTGGCCCGACATCGGCAATGAGGCAATGGCCTGGGGCAACCAGTTGGAGCCGATCATCCTGCGTGAGGCTGCCCGCCGGCTCGAGCTTACCGACCTGATCACCGAGCACCCCGAGCCGTTCTTCCACCGCGACTTCCCGCTGGCCTGCAGCCTGGACGGCAGCGCCGATGGCCGCGGCCAGGTGCTGCACACTGACCCCGATGCCGGCATCTACGTCGTCGGCCAGGACAGCATCCAGATCGATGGCCTGGGCGTGCTCGAGGCCAAGTTGACCAGCCAGCCCGCGGAAGACATGCCGCCGCTCTGGCGCGGCCCGATCCAGCTGCAGGCGCAGATGGCCATCCTGGGCGCGAAGTGGGGCTGCATCGCCACTCTCTACCAGGGCACCGAGCTCCGGCTGTTCCTGTTTGCCCCGCATGAGCAGACGCTGGGCGCGATCCGCGCTGCCTGCGAAGACTTCCAGCGCCGCCTGCTGGTCTGGAAGGACACCGGCACGGTCGACTTCTACCCGCCGCAGGACAGCAAGGATGCCAACCGCATGTATCCACAGGCCGAACCGGACTCGATCATCCACCTGGATGACACGGCGCAGGAACTTGCGATGAAGATGCTGGCCGCGAAGATCAAGATCGACAAGGCCGAGGCCGACCGTGCTGACGCCGAGAAGAAGCTCAAAAAATTGATCGGCACCGCATCGAAGGCAGTCGCTGGCAACTACCTGGTCAGTTGGCCGATGCGCAACTACCAGGCGCAGCCGGCCAAGACCGTGCCAGCCAAGGAGGCCTACAGCATCCGGCAGTCCACGCTCTCGATCAAGGAGATCCGGCCATGACCCCCCGCGACCTGACCAGCCTGGAAGACGCGCATGCCCGCGCCGTGCGGGCAGTACGCGCAGCCACCATCACTGCCAGCGAAGACGAAGCGATGGAGCTCGTCGACGCGATCACCCTGGTCGTACTGGAAACCATCAAGGCACACCTGCCGGAAGGCGAAGAATCATGCAACTGACTACCCACCGCGGGTTCGCACCCGCCACCCTCACCGAGGCCATGCAGTTCAGCGAGCACCTGGCCGCCAGCACGATGGTGCCCAAGCAGTACCAGGGCAAGCCGGCAGACATTTTGGTCTGCGTTCAGTGGGGCTATGAGATCGGCCTCGCCCCCATGCAGGCGCTGCAGAACATCGCCGTGATCAACGGCAAGCCCAGCGTCTACGGTGACGCGGCGCTCGCTCTGGTGCAGGCCTCGCCGCTCTGCGAGGGCATCGATGAGCACATTGAGAATGAAGGCACCCCGAACCCGGTAGCCGTCTGCATCGCCCGCCGCAAGGGACGCATGCCGGTGGTCGCCAGGTTCTCGGTCGAGGACGCCAAGCGGGCCGGCCTGTGGGGCAAGCAGGGGCCGTGGCAGGCCTACCCCAAGCGCATGCTGCAGATGCGGGCTCGAGGCTTCGCGCTGCGGGACGCCTTCCCGGACGTGCTTAAGGGGCTGATCACTGCGGAAGAGGCGCAGGACTACCCGAGCGACGATCGGCAGCCGGCCAAGGACATCACGCCGCGCAACCCGCTGGACGCGATCAAGCCGGCCATCCCAGCGCCCCCCTTGGTCGAGCAGACCAGCGACCCGGTGGTCATCGAGCAGGTGTTCGCAGCCGATCAGGCCGCCGATGATGCTGCCGTCAGCGCAGCCGAGGCCGAGGCCGAGCGGGAGGCTATCATCGCCGAGTCAGGCGAGCCGCCAGCCGAGGCTGCGCCTGGTGGCTTTCCGATCTGGGTGCCCGGCAAAGAGACGCCGCTTGCGGTCTACAAGACGCTGATCGAGTGGGCTGACGCCTACGATGCGCTGGGAGACAAGACGGCCAGGGCAGGCCGGGCAGGGGCTCGCACCCGGATGACCAAACTGCGCGAGCTCCGCGAGTGCAACGAAGAGCTCCTGCAGCGTGTCGACCTGGTGCGCAAGACCGCGCTTATGGCGAACTACAGCCAGCGGCTGGCGGCGCTGGGTGCAGCATTGACCCCCGAGGAGCGCGAGGCCGACAGGCGCTGCAGGAAATCCAAGCGCACCGCTTGGTATTGGGACACGATCTCGTGGGCAGGCATGGCCGCGACAGCCCGCAACGTGCCAGGCCCGATCGCGCCATCAGCGGTGACGCCGACCACCTGCTGCAGCCACTTGGCCGCACGGCCTGGCCCGCTGTTGATGGCCGCATCGAACACGCAATAATCGACGCCTGCCGGAAGATCGTCGCCGGAGATCTGGTTCCAATACTTGGCCTTGTAAAGCGGGGCGACATCCTCTTCAGTCAGCCCGCGCATGGTGGCCTCATCGACCGGATGGCCGACCCATTCTTCCCATACACGCTGCGTCACGCCCCTGTTAGTTCGGCCCCCTGGATCTTTCGGGTGGTCAACGTAGCCTCCCTCGTGGTGCAGCACGGCGGCGAGCGCCGACTCGAAGTTCTCTTTCATTGCTTGCCTTTCTTCATATCGAGGATTTTCTCAAGCGTGCGGCCGCCAAAGTAGAAGGACATGATGAGCATGCCCCACTGGCCTAGGAGCTCGACGTACGCCTGGTTGGTGTTCTTGTCGAACGCGCTCATCATGGCAAAGGTGAAGTAGCCCGCCAGGATCGCGATCAGCGTCATCGGTCGGATGTTCTTGGACAGCCAACTGTCGCTGCCCATGTCGGCCTTAAGCCGCTCGGTCAGGTTGTTCTGCTCGACCTCGAAGAGCTTGGTCTCGTTGGCCATCTTCGCGAGCTCGCCGTCCTGGTGGAGCTTCGCGAGCTCGGCCTGGGCGCGGGCCTTGGCCTCCGGGTCAGGCAAGACCCTGTCGAGGATCTTGCCGCCTACTTCAAGCAGCGGGCCGAGGGGGAGCATCGTCCTTCTCCTTGCTGATCATGTTGGCTGCAGCGTAGGCGCCCTTGCGACCGACGATGCCGCCGACAGCGCCGATGCAGAGCAGCATGATGTCCTTGAGAATCGCCATGAACTGAGTGTCGATCGGCGAGATCTTGTCCATGTCGTGCTCGACAAACAGCACGCCCAGGATGATGC